GTTTGTAACTAGCTTGAATGCGTTCTTCTAGTTCAGCTTCAAATGCATTCCATGCTTCGGGGTTATTTACTAATAGTTTTAAACTCACTGCATTGGTCCTTGTCCAGTGTTAGCTGAGAAGCCCTGTTCTCCCGGCTGTGGTGCTGTGCCTGTACCTATGGTACCCCCACCGCTGCCTTGGGTATCTTGTACCTGTGCGCCTGCTGGTGGCTTCTGTGGGCCTCCTTGTGGAGCTGCCTGTGGTGGACCTGCTTGTGGTTGAGGTGGTGGTGGATTTTCTTCACGGAACTTCTTAAGCAGTTCAGCTTGTATAGCAGCATCACCCATGTTGTTGACTAGCTTATCAGGGTCAAGATCCATAGACTTAGCAATCTCACGCACGATGTAATCCATCTTAGCAAAGGGGGCTAGTACAGGGTTCTGTACCACACCAAGGAATTGCATTAGGCGTTGACTACGTACCTCATTAGCCATAAGGCTTTCAGTACCACGAGCTTTAACATCAAGGTCTCCTTTGATTTCATCATCGTAATCAAACTGCATGTTGAAATTAAAGAATGCTTTGGCTAAAGGACCAAGAAGGTAATCATCTACGTTCTTTACTACGTTCCGTATAGAACCATTAGCAGCAGACATAAGCATACTAATACCAGAAGCTGTACGTCCTACACCTTGTACTCCTGTCTGACCATGAGCAAAACTAGGAAAGCCTGTACTCTCGTCTGCTAATACACGTGCCTTATCAAACATCTGCATGTTCTCGTTGGATACATTGGGAAACTTGGTGCCAAAAATAGCTTGGCCGGGTGCGCCACCTTGACGACGAAAGACTTTGCCGGGGTATACTGATAGATCTTGACCGGGAACTAGGTTAGTCTCGTCCACTTCAATCAACATATTGCCAGACAGTGCAGCATTGTCAACAGCCATACGCATAAAGCCATTCATTAGTGTCTGTGTGTCATCCATGTTTTCAGCAATGCCTACACCAAACAAGCTATATGGGCTTACTTCATATGGTACTGCATAATAAGGAATAATAGCAGGAGTGAATGGGTTCATAACTAAACGCAATACCTTACCATTGCATACCCAGATGTTTACACTGACTTGATCCATGTCAGATAGTTCAGAAGGAATGTCTATATCATGTCCTTCAAGAACCTCAGTGTCTACGTTACCCCAGAACTCAAGGACTTCAAAGCGTTCAGCTTTAGATTCCTGAGCATCATCTTCCATAGCTTGCTCCCACCATTCTTTGGTGTAAGACTCACCGTCAGCTATGGCAAGGTCTATAGCATTGCTTCTAAAGAAAGGCCGTCTTTTAAGATTACGTATTTGTGTACGTGACATTTTGTGACGTTCTACAACGTACTCAGCCTCATCCATGTTAGCTGCATCAGGATCAGGGTAAAAATTCCAAAGAGATACACTGGAGGTTTGAGGAATAGTTTTAATATTGGGGCTATACTCACCCTCTTCATTCCAATTAGCATACTCTTTGTCTATAGCAAATGGGCCTTTCATAACACCTGTACCAAACAAGGCGCATTCAAAAGCAGCTACACGTAATTGTTTATTTGCATTAGATTCTTCTAATTGATCATGAATTTTTTTCTCCATCTTTTTAGCTGATACCATAGCAGGATGAAAAGTAATTTGTGTAGGTGTACTACCTACACCTTTTTTAAGTTGATCTTCTACAGGAGTAAGTTTATTCTTTAATCCAGCTAGCCGTTCTTTAAGAGCAGCTTTAGTTTCGCCGGGAAGTAGTTTAACTTCTTCTACATTTGGATTTTGAGCTTTTTTTATCTCTTCATTAGATTCAAAATGTACTGATTCTTCTACGCCTTCAGGTAGACTAGTGGGGTCTACTGTGATTGGAAATTTATTATTGCCAAAAAGTACTTCGGTAATTTGACCATAAGCTGCAAGGACTTTAGTCTTAGTTACTTTGACAAAGACTTGAGATTTTTCTGTAGAAGTAAACTGCACATCAGGGCCGTAAAGACCACGATAGTTACGGTAAGCTTGTATCCAACGTGTTTCTTCTGTTTCTCTGGCATCGGAGGCTTTCTTGTAATGTTTTTGTACAAGACCTACAATGCTTCCTGCAAGAGGGTCATCGTAAGTATTCTCTTTTATGTCTTCTAAAGAGCTTGCCTCTTCAACGTCCATTCCCATGCTTTCTTCAAATTCGTCCATAGTATTTCCTTAATAACCAAACGTTGGGTCGCTTGCTTGAAACCCTGATCGTTGTGTTGCAGGGTCAAAATCAAACAAGCTGCTTCGTGGTCTTGTCATAACTCCATACCTGAGTGCATCGTATAGGTGATCTTCTGAGTGTGTGTCTACGTCTTCAGGGTTATTCTTATCTAGTGGCAGAGCTGGTATCTGTGAGATAGTATTGCTACAAGTATTAAAAAATACTAACCGTGATTCTTCTGTAAACTCATCTACTTGTAACCGTCTGTGTATTTCGTTTTTACCTGCTACCCTTGAACCTCTCGACCTGTCAGCAGGTCTCCACCTACAGCCCCTCATAATCATTTGTTCAGCTAGACTTGGACCAGTATCTCCACGTTTATGCCAGAGTGATGAGTCAAGAACTCCGTAGCGTATCTTCTCTCCGTCCTCTGCTTCTAGTATCATATCGGCTAAGTCAGTAGCTATAACCTTTGAGCAATACATTTCTCTATAAATAATTAGTTGTTCATCAGGAGCTACAGCAAACCAAACAACCCCCGAGTAAGAACCGTATCCATAGTCACATGCTCTAAACCTTGCCCAGCCACTAGGTATCTCAAAAGGTTCTATGACGTGTACTTGTCTGTTCCACTCAGGAAAAGCAGCACCTTCATTTACATCCCAGTTACCTTCAAGTAGTTGCTTACGTTGGTGTTCTGGTAGTGACAGAAGGTTAGCTTCATATAATCCATCATCAGCTAGGTACGGGTTATCAAATAGAGTAGCAGGAATAAACTTGCGTTTAAACAACGGCTGACCCTCTTTTGTGTGACCTTTAGGCCAAGCAATGACCTCTCCTGTTTCCATGTCAGTAGCATTAAAGCTAGTATTATGGGGAGCTGGGTCTACAAAAGTTTTTTTAACCCATTGATGACCTGCCCCACCGGGGTTAGTAGTAGCCCTTTGATACAAACCTAGACCACTATTCTTAGTAGTACGTAGGCGTGACCTCATATAGTTCCAAGGATAAGGGCTAGGCCATTGTGTAAGTTCGTCAAAACCAATCCAGTTAAAAGCTTGTCCTTGGTATCTTTGTACATCATCGTCCCTATCTAGGTATGAAAGCCAAAGGGTTGCACCGCTGGGAGCTACCCACGTCTTATCACGTTCCATAAACTTAATTCCCGGGATTGCTCTGGGGTAAAGTTTTTTTGAGACTGAGATAAGTTCTCTGAGTTCTTCTGTGCTTCTCCGTACCAACAGCATAGAAGATAATGGATTATTAAAATACCTAACAGGATCGGCCAACATAGCAAAAGACTTACCACCACCAGCCGCCCCACCATATAGTACCTCTTGTTCTGATGCTGAGAGAAAGTCTGTCTGAGGTCCGGGATTAGACTCAAAGATAACGTCTTGAGCTTTCTCTATCTCAATCGGCTCTGGTTTCACTCTCGATGGAACTGGTTGAAGCTCTGGCTCCGATACGATTTCTTTCGAGGGTTTCCGCTTTTGCCGCCGCTTCTTTGTAGCGTTCAGCGTAATAGCGTTGCGTTGAAGCTTCTGCTTTACGTTTTCGTTCAAGTTTAACTCTCTTCATTAGACCCACGTGAGAGATATATCTACCTGACTTCTCACTTATCCAGTTGGCTACATCTCTGTAGCTGTATTGCTTTAGATACTTTTTAGCTTCTTCTAAAGCTTCTAGTTCCTCTGGGATTGGTAGTAGTATATCATCATCTTCAGGGTCTTGTCTATAGCCAAATGGCACAACTCTGCCTACTCTAACGACAGACAACCACTCGTACTCGCCATCAACTAGCTCTGGTTCAGGTAGCTTCCAAGTTTTATTAACTTTCATTTTTAGGAGGTAATATAAATACAGGGTTTTCAGCTTTGATTTCTACTTTGTCTGTCTTTACAAAGCCAGCACGATCTAGGAAATCTTTAGCTGCTGCCATCTTTTCTTTATTGCCAAGGTCTGTAGGGTTAGTCATGATCTGCATCATAGAGTATGCAGCCTTACTACCAGCAGTGGCAATAAACTTCTTGGTTAGTTCAGCAATCTCATCCTGCAACACAGCAGTAATAGTTGTAGAGGATATAGTATCAGCATACCCTGCAAGACGTTTAGCTTTTACAGGATCACCTTGCGCCTCTTCAAACAACACATCAAGAAATAGCTGTTGTTTTTCTGTAAGTTTTCTCATGAACACTCACATTTTCTACATGGACATTCACGATTAAGTAAAGAACACCATATACGTTTTATGTATCTAATCATGTTTTCTTCCTATACGGTTTTACTTTGGCTGCAACTTTCTTAGGTTGAGCCACAAACTGCTTACCCGCAGCAGTGCCTTTTCGTTTGGCTCTAGTTGTAGAGGCATACTGAGAATCACTAAGAGACTTAATAGCCGCTTTAGGTAGATACCTTTCACCTGTGGCCTTTGGCCCTTGTGTTG